TAAAGGCGAGTGGGTTCCTATTAGAGAGCGTATCAAGAATTTTAAGGAGGCACATCCTGTGGAAGCAAATAGAGATAGTATTGACGACATCACTCCAGCTGAGTGGGACGCTTACAATCGCAGAAGGATTGAAAACATAGGTAAGAAGACTTTGGGCGAAGACGCAGTAAATAAACCAGCACATTACAACAACGGTAATATAGAGTGTATAGATTATATCGAGCAACAGCTCAGTCCAGAAGAGTTCAAGGGATACTTGCTTGGTAACGTAATCAAGTACACACACAGGCACAAGTACAAGAACGGACTTGAAGACCTGAAGAAAGCACAGTGGTATCAAAACAAATACATTGACAAATACGGAGACGAGAATGACGGATAGCATGGGGCCATACGAACAATACATACACAAGTCACGATACGCACGGTATCTGCCTGAGAAGCAGCGGCGTGAGACGTGGCCTGAGACAGTGGCTCGCTACATCGAGTTCTTCCGTGACAAACTAGACAGCGACACAGCTGCTAAGCTAGAAGCTGCGATACTAAACCTAGACGTCATGCCTAGTATGAGGGCGCTGATGACAGCTGGTGAGGCTCTGGAGAGAGACAATGTGGCAGGGTTCAACTGCTCATATCTCCCGATAGATAACCCACGAGCCTTCGACGAGCTTATGTTCATACTGCTGTGCGGTACTGGCGTAGGCTTCAGTGTGGAGCGTCAGTACGTCAATAAGATGCCTGAGGTGGCTGAGGAGTTCTTTGACACAGAGACAGTCATTCAGGTAGCAGATAGTAAGATAGGGTGGGCTAAGAGCTTCAGAGAGCTTATATCGCTGCTGTACAGCGGCCAAGTACCCAAGTGGGACGTATCGAAGGTACGGCCTGCTGGAGAGCCTCTGAAGACGTTTGGAGGACGATCCTCTGGCCCTGACCCATTGGTAGACCTGTTCAAGTTCACCGTAGAAGTGTTCAAGAAGGCAGCAGGGCGTAAGCTGTCTTCTATCGAGTGTCACGACCTGTGCTGTAAGGTTGCCGATATAGTGGTAGTCGGCGGCGTGAGGCGCAGTGCGTTGATAAGCCTGTCTAACTTAACTGATGACAGGATGAGGAGGGCTAAGTCTGGAGAGTGGTGGATGGAATCGCCGCATCGAGGCTTGGCTAACAACAGCGTGTGCTACACTGAGAAGCCTGACTTTGAGAGCTTCTTAGCTGAATGGACTAGTCTGTTTGAGAGTAAGAGTGGAGAGCGTGGGTTGTTCTCTCGTCCAGCTGCAAAAGCGATAGCGGCAAGGAACGGACGACGAGACCCCGACTATGACTTTGGCACTAACCCGTGTTCAGAGATCATTCTAAGACCGAACCAGTTCTGTAATCTGTCTGAGATCGTGCTGCGTAGTAACGACACCAGAGAGAGCTTCTTACAGAAGGTGGAGATAGCGACAATCTTAGGCACTCTACAGGCTACACTTACTAACTTCCGGTACTTGCGTAAGTGCTGGGCCGACAACACACAGGAAGAGGCGTTGTTGGGTGTTAGTATCACGGGTGTTATGGACAACACCAAGATCAGTGGAGACGCTGAGCTGCTAGCAGAGGCACGAGAGCTGTCTGTAGCTGTCAACAAGAAGTGGGCGGCTAAGTTAGGCATCAATCAGTCCACTGCTATCACGTGCGTTAAGCCAAGCGGTACAGTGAGTCAGTTGGTCAACAGCGCCTCAGGGTGTCACCCACGATTCAGCAAGTATTACGTCCGACGTGTACGAGCTGACAAGCGTGACCCTATGAGCACTGCTCTGATCGACGCTGGAGTCCCGTATGAGGAAGATAAGTTCAACCCAGCTACTTGGGTATTCAGCTTCCCTATGAAGGCTCCTGCACGCTCTGTGACGACCTCAGAGATGGGGGCTATGGAACAGCTCCGTGTCTGGAGTGTGTTACAGGAGCACTGGTGTGAGCACAAGCCGTCAATCACTGTGTACTACAAGGACTCTGAGTTCTTGGAAATAGGACAGTGGGTGTACAATAACTTTGATACAGTGAGTGGAATTAGCTTTCTGCCTTACAGCGATCACTCCTATGTACAGGCTCCTTACGAGGAGATAGATGAAAAAGCGTACAAGGAACTGCTGAAGATGATGCCTAAGACTATTAACTGGGACATCAATGAGTACGAAGACATGACTGAGGGTGCTCAGAACCTAGCCTGTGTGGCTGGGGCTTGCGAAGTGTAGCAATAGTAAAGCCCACTAGAGATATGGAAGTCTCTAGTGGGCTTTTTTTGTGCCTGCAACAGCACGATCCTAAGGTAGCACAAAGGATTCTTTATTGATCTTGGTTCATTACGTTCTGGAACTGAGCACCAAACAAGGACGGTACAGCTCCTGACTGGCTGAGCGCCTGATTAGCTCGACTAGCTTGCTGACCAGCCGCAAACGCTCTACGTTGCGCACCTGTCTGTCCCGCTATTAACCGCTGAGTCGACTGTCTAGCCAACACAGGAGCCACAGCCACACCAGTGGCTAAGGCTGAGCCAAATCTCACAACGCCGTCGACCACTGGCTTGAATATCGCACCAAGCGCACCTGAGGCAAACGCCTGTTCGAATATGGTGACGTTACCCCTAGCCCCTAAAGACTTCAGGTACTTCTCGTCATCTGCCAGCTTCTTGATCTGCTCGTCCAAGCCTTCGCTCTGCTGCTGCCAGCGCTGTTTAGCCTCCAGTCGCTTGACATTGTAGGCTGAGGCCGATGCTGCGTCCTTCTTGGTGGCCTTAAAGTCACGACCAAGCTGTTTAATTTCAGCGTCGTATGCGTCTTTAAGTGCTCTTTTCTCGGCTTCTTTGGCGTCCTTCATAGCCTGCACATCTAGCTCTAGCTTGTCCTTCTGAGCCTTTACCAGATCGTCAGCTTTCTCCTTAATAGCCTTGTCACGCGCTCTGGATAGATCAGCGACCTCCTGAGCCTCCTTCTGTAGGATTGACTTACCCCGTGCCGTCAGAAACTTATTACGCTTCTTAAGCGCTGCCAGCCAGTCCTCACCGTTGTAGGCTCCCTGTCGCAGCTGAGTTCCGCCTGTAGCGATCTCAGACGCCTCGTCCACGACCTTCTTGACTGCCCATATCGCTCTGTCAGCCTTGAAAGCCTCTGCTGCTGCTCCGTCCAACTGACCCAATATGATGTTATCAATACGGTCTTGTACCGCATTACTAAAGTCTTTGACCTCAGGAGCGCCTTCGCTAAGTCCGTTGATGTACCTACCGATAGTAGACCTAAGCTCAACTAGGTCGTCGCCCTTGATAAGACCCTTGTTCATCTTCTGCTCCAGAGTCTCCTTCACCGTCTTAGTCACGCTAGTTACTCCGCTGTTATTACGAGCCAGACCAGACCTGATCGCAGGTTCCTTCTTAGCAAGCGCTTCGATGCTCCCAATAAGACCATCCACGTTCACCTTGTAGCTTTTTTTCTTAGCAGACAGGAAACCAAACTTCTCCCAAACCTTGTCGAGGTACTGTAGAGCCTCCTGAGGGTGCATTGTGGTTACCAAGTCCGCAGCCTCGTCAGCTTCTCTAGGCAGTGCGGCCAGCAAGGTTGTAGCGCGAAAGTCAGCATTAAGGCCGTTAACAGCCTCGTCTGCTTCGAGAAGGGCTGCGTTGCTGATGTCGTCCTGAGTCTTACCGCTGGCTATGTTCAAGCTGTTAATTTTATCCCTGTAAGCAGTATCGATGTTATCTTCAGCAATACGACCGCCTGCTGTAGCCTTCTGCTTAGCAGACTCCATCAACTCTCTTGCACCCTTCTCAACAGCCTCTTCGTTCCTGCTGTTAACAAACTTGAGATTGGTCATGGCAGACTTAGCATCTCGGATAGCTGTATCTAAACTCCTCTCCATACCTTCCCGACGCTTAGGAATACGTCCTGTCAGTGAATTGACCTGAGACTCGATCATGCCTTTAGCGCCAAACGCCTTACCTACGATGTGTCGGTACAGGCCCGCCGCAAGTCCTCCACCCTTCTTGGACTCTGTAAAAGACAGGTTAACGAAGTCTTTACCTTCCCCAAGCTCCTGAGCTACTCTGTTGCTAGTTGCTCCGTTCCACATCTTACCAATCGCAGCCGCGCCCACAGGAAACGCAGCAGATAGCGCTCCTGACCAGATTGCGTTCTCTTTCTTTTCTTGAGCTGTTGCTCCCTCATAACCGAACACAGCACCCTCAGCACCTGCTAGAGCGGACGCCTGTAACACCACAGGGGTTCTCTGAGCCACCTGAGCGGCCAGCTCACGTCCACCTCTCACAGCGCTCTGTAAGGCGTTAGGAGCTGCGGTAGCGCCTCCAGCAGCCATCTGTCTAGCTAATGCCTGCGACGCCATAGCGGCCTCGTCAGAGGCTCCTAAGATTGCTGGTACAGCCTGCGAGGCTTGTGCACCCTGTCGTAGTCTAGTACCTGCCTGTAGCGCCTGACCACCAGCGAGTGACACAGGAGACACTATACCACCAACGACGTTAGCCGTCAGTGCTGTCATAGGCGCTCTCTCACGGAACGCTGCACTCTCTGCCTCGAGGTCACCAAGCATGGTCTCTCTGATCTCTGTGATGGAGCGATCGTGTGTGGGATTCAGTATCTTATAAGCTGTCGCAGCCATCCACGAACCAGCCTCTTCAGCCTTGTTAAGCCACATACCGTCAATCAGTGCACGAGCAGCCATCATGCTGTCTTCCGCAAAGCTACCTTGATCGGCTGCATTGATTAGGTTTTCCATCTGAGCGGTACGCTCTCTCTGTAAATCTTCTTGGAAGCGGTCAGCGCCTACACTGTGATGCTCGGCCTGTCTGAGTCTCGTACGCACGTCCTCAACAGCCTGTGATGATCTCCCTGCTCTTGCAGTGGCGGCCTCTTGCTCCCTAGCCCTTAACCGCTCTCTAATCTCATTAACATCTGCCATGCTAGTTCCTCAAAATTCCTTGATACTGAAACGGCACTACGCCATATTCCAGCTTGATTGCCTCCAACACGTCAGGTAAGTCTTCGTCACTAGCTGCGTCAATAAACCCCTGAATAGTGCCTCGCTCCATTGCTTGAGAGTATCTCTGCCAAGAAGCTGGTATTCCTTCCATGCTGGCGTTCTCTCCCCTGTTTCTCTGCTTAGTCCACATACTGTCCTTCAGTCTGGCGTAGTCTGCGGCCAAGCTGTAAGCCTTCTCAGCGCCCCTAAAGTACCGAGCTATCTCATCAGCTGAAGCATTATCTGGCGGGAAGCCCTCAGCAAACAACATAATGTCACGGTCTGAAGCGACCCCCGGAGGCAGGCTATTGACTATCTCCATGTTTTTAGCCTTAGTGAACGAAGTCCTCAAATAAGACAGCTGGTCACGACCATTGGGGACAAAGTTAAAAACATCCTCAATAGTAGCAGTAACTACACCACCGCCCAGTCTGCCAAAACGATTGTATTGAGTCACCTCCTCATTCAGAGTGCCATCCGAGTTCAAGATACCAAGAGAGGTCATTGTATCCAGAGCGCCACGGGCTTCTTGAAAGCCGCTAACAGCTGCTGATGATGCGGTGGCGTTATCGATGTCCGCGTTACGCATTGTTCCTACAAACCCGCCTCGCTCGGCCTTAGGGACGTAGTCTTCAAAGTCTTTAGCATCAGTGATGTTACCAGAAAGGATGTTAGCTGTAATAGCCGCAAAACCCTCTGGATTGTCTGCGTACTGTAGAGACGCCGCTGTTGTCAGCGCAGCCACCTGATTAGAATTCAAGCTACCAGTGCCATCGTATAGTTCTTCGGTCACGGGATTGTTATTCTCATCAAAGCTAATGGCAACAACTCTATCACCAACTCGCTCAATCTGAGGTCGTCTGTCGTTCTCTAAGTTCTGAACAAGGGTCATAGCGTCAACACGCATACGCTCGTTGCCTTCGATGCGTGCCTGTCTGTCCCGAGCCTCTTGAGCCTCTATCTGTCTTTCGTTGACTCGCAACTGACGCTCTGCTCTCTTCTCTTGCGCTCTAGCCATCTGGTACTGTAGACCAGCGCCAGTCTGTATTTTGTCTAATAGATTGGCATAGGCCTGATGTTCCTGCTCAGTCTTAGGAGTTTCCATCTGGCGTAGCCTTTCTGTAAGCTGTTCTTTTTCACTACGAAGGTCTACACCAAACAGACCACCAGCAGCTCTACGCAGCTGACGCTCTCTCTGAGGGCCAAAATAAGCAGCCATGCCTCCTAAAGTACCCAAAAGCTCAGCTTGACGTAGCCCTTCAGCCTTGTCTTCTATTGCTGCGTTGGGCAGGATGTCTTTGAATAATC